TTCTTCATGTTTACTTCCAAGCCACTTGCAACGCTCGCGCGTCATTGTGTAGAGCACGCCGTCGCGCCCCGGACCGTATTCATTTTCGAGGATTCCCGCCTCACGGCATCCGATCCGCTTGGCGAACAGCCGCGAGGCGGAATTCTCGCGCGCGACGCACCCGGATACCCGCAAGACCCCGAGCTGGATGAATGGATATGCGAACATGTCGCGCAGCACGCGCCGCGTTGCCCAATCGCGCCGGCCAGCCCAGGCCATTTCCATCGAGTGCCCGCGGTAGTTTGTGTAAAGTACCACGCCGGCATGCATGTCGTGCCGCACCACCGCGCATGCCTCGTAAGGCATGTCGCCGACGATCTCTTCAGGGGCCACGCCAGTCTCGATGCTCAGCCAGCCCAGCAACATCTCTTTGGCGTGCGGCGTGCGCGCGGGAACGAGCATCAGACGAAGCCTCCATCGATCACCAGCACATCGAAGCCATTGACCTGAAGCGTGGCTGGCGAACTGGCCGCCGTGAGCGCGTCGGCCACGAGGGAGCCCGCCATGTGGATGCCGGCGCAATAGCCCTCACCGGCCTGTGAGGTCCAGTCCAGCACGCTGTATGCCCCCACCGACCAAAGGCTGCTTCCCCAGACAGCCGATCCCCAGAGCGATACTGGTCCAGCCGCGAATGTCAGGGCGTTAACCGCTGTGTTGCGCGCGAAATCGACGTTCATCGACATGCCGAGCGTTGCCTTGCCATCCGTCACGAGAGCCGCGCGCGCCATCGTGAAGTCTTTCAGCCGCCCCTTCGTGCCGCAATAGTTAAACGCGGTTTCCATGTCGAAGCTGATGATGCCGTCGTGGTCGTAGCCCTGGCAATCGGCCTCGATAATCTGCCCCGCATTGCCGCCATAGAACAGCCGGTCCTTGTACAGTTCCCAGCAATTGGCCTTCTCACCGAGGAACTGGCACCACGCTCCCGTCACGGTGTTCATCACATATTGCACCTGCGTCAGGTTCTCGACCACGGGGACATTCAAGATGGCCCGTGTCCCACGCGGATAGCTCAGAAACTGCCACCCGAACGCCGCGCCGTAATCCCGCGCGGACTGGTTCATGACCGGCTGAATGCGCGCCGTGATCGTGCTGTTCAGGATCGCGGCGCGGTCCGTGCTGATGGCGCGCGACAGCGGCACCACGCCATCGACGCACAGCACCGCGACATCGGTGCCGGAGCTTGACGCGCAGCGCCTTCCCAGCGGGGAACCCATGGCGTAGACGCCCGCGATCTCCATGTTGCGCTGCGGATCGCCGGTGTAGATCGCCACCTCGCCGCGCGATGTGATGAACGCGACATTATCGTCAGGCCCCTGCCCGCCGTCGCGCGACCATGCCGCGATAGCCTGGAGAAACCCCCCGCGACTGAATACGCCAGACAAGTCAAACTTAGTAGCCGCCCCCTGAATACTGTCTGATGGCAAGTAATACGGACTTATGTCCCCGCTGATGCACATCCAGATGCGCTCTGAATATGCGGCTACATTGACGATGCTGGTAGTGGAAACGCCCGTAATTGTAGGCGTCGCCCATGTTGCGCCGTCCCACATACGCGGTGCGGCCGCGCCATTACAGAACCACAGATAATTTCCGCCAGACGTGCTGAAGTTCAGATGCTGGAGCCGTGCGTTCGAAATTCCTGTGACGACAGCCGCGACAGATGCCCCGGTCGAGACATCGTAGACCGAGCTGCCGGCTGCCGCGAACAGCTTATCCGCGCCAACCGTGAGGCCGTTATAGGCCATTATCGTTTCGACTGGGGCGGTTACGGAGGTGATCTGGTTGTGGAGCTTGTGCCCCTTGCGCACCTCGACATAGCCGGGCTGCGGGAAAAAATTGTCGAGCCGGACCGCGAATGTCTGGTCCATCGACGCTAGCGGCGTGATTGCATCCCATCCCATGGATGGCGCGGGAATGGACACGCCGCGCGCCAGCGTCTTGACGCCGCGAAAGCTGTTGCGGGCTCCGCGTGCCGTCGAGCCTGTCAGGGCGTTGCGCATTAAGCCTCCCCGATCACATAGGGGAAGATCGGCGATGCGGGGTAGTCGTTGCCCTCTTTGCGGATGCGACCGGAGCCGCGATCATAGGACGCGGCCTTCTCCTTCTCGCGCTCGCAGGTCGCCATGTCCTCGGCATACTGGCCGAATCCCTTGGACTGGCGAAACCGCCAGATCAGCTCCAGCGTGAGCAGATCGGCGAAGCGCGGCGCGACGACAGTATCGGTGTCGGCCAGGAACGAATCCTGCAACACACCAATGGCGGAGATGACCCAGCGCTTGGAGACGTACTCGAATTTGAGCACATTCCCGGCCGTCACCACGGGCAGGATGTTCAGCTCGCCACCGACGATGCGCCAGTAGCCAGAGACCCCGCTGGAGATGCCCGCGATGATCTGCCGCCAATAGCGCTGTGGCGTCGGACCCATAAGCTGAAGGTGCGCCGACGTGTCCCAGATGATGGCGTTGTAGGCCAGCCGGTCATAGTCCGCTGCCGGCAGCGCCCCAGTCTGTTCCTGCGTGCCCAGGCTGGCGAAGGATTGCTCGACAATCAGGTCTTGCCAGTCGTGGTAACGCATCAGCTCGCGGCCGGCCTGATTGGCCAGCTTGATGAGCTTCTTGGTTGTGAGGTCAGTCGCCGTGAATCCGGCCGTCGGCTCGTTGAAGCCGAGCAGCACGCTGGCGTCCTGGACGATAGACAGCAATGTCGCCACGGCTTGGGCCTCCTATGCGGTGTGGACTGAGCGGGAAGAGGCCGAACGCCGTCGCACCTTGGCTCCGTCATCCTCAGCGGCGTCGTCAGGCTCCTGAGACTGGAGCGACACCAGCTCGTTGATCTGGCGCTGCATCGTGGCGATCTGGTCCTGAAGCTCTTTCTTCTCAGCCGCCAGCTTCATGGTCGCAGCGCTCGATGTGGCGGTCTCCAGGAAGACCTGCGCCTTGGCGCGCAGTGTGCGGCCGTCAATGCCGATCCGGTCAATCAGCCCGTCATGCACGGCCGCCAGCGCCTCTACCGTGTGGATGTGCGCGGCGCGCAGCGTCATGGCTGCCGAGCGCGTGATCGCCGGCCACTCGCTCAGGGGAAGTCCGGTCTCGGCAATGGCTCCATCGGAGACGGCCAGATATCCGGCCCACGCCTTGGGAAAGCGCTTCTTGTGAGCGTCCGTTGCGGGCTGGAAAATCATCGTATTTTTGTCGCCCGGAACGACAATCTTGACGAAGACCTGATCCCGATAGACGGCATGCCCGGCCTCGTTGCTGGCCTCCTCGTCCTGGACATGCCAGGGGCCAAAACCCACGGCAATCGGAGGATATTCCTGGCCCGTGCGCTGGTCTTTCTCCGCCTCCATCGTCAGCGGGAATTCGTCATTGTGCATCATGGTGCTGTCTCTATCTGGGGATGTGAGGGGGATAGGACGGCGCTGCCCCCTCGACAAACGCCGCCCCAACACCGACGCCCCGTGAGAAAGCACGGGGCGCGAGGCATCTCATGATTAGGTGATCTGGCCCTGCACGAATGGCCGCGCCAGCGTGACCAGGGCGAGGCCGGCGGACGGCGTGCCTGTGGTTGATGCGGCGACAGCGTTGAGTACCTGCTCTCCTGCGACAACGGCATCGTCAACACTTCCTGGTGTCGCGGCCAGCATGAAGACGTTGGCTCCGACCACCATGGCATTTGGCGCGCGCACTGGCACCGTTCCCTCGACCGCATACCACCCGAACTGGTTTGCGACGTTGGCGGACATGGAGACGGCCGCAGGTCCAGACGGCGCGCCCGTTGCGGGGACAATCGTCGTGGTGTTGAGGAACGGGTCGTAGCTGACGAGCGTACCCACCTGCGTGGATGCAACGCCCTTGAGGTAGACAAACCGCCCGCCGCCGAGATTCTGGCCTGCGATAGTCCCGCCATCGTCCTGTGCATCCACAACGAGCCCGACCTGCTGCTTTTGCGTGGTCGAGGTTTCGTTGATGGCCTGCTGCGTGACCTGATTTTTGATAACCCACGTCATTTTTCGATGCCCCCCTAGTTGGACGAAGTCATGATTCCCTGCAAGAACAGGTTGCTCACGGTCAGGTTGCCGGTGAAGCCGACATACCGAACCGTCGCATCCTGCTGCACAGGCACACGGTCACCGCCAAAGCTCTCGAAATTGCGCTCGGGATGCGGACGCAGATAGATGTAGTCGGTGTTGAGCGCGTAGACCGTTTTCGTGGGGCAGTAGCCATTATCGAGCACGAAATCGGCCATGCCGCCCATGCCGGAATATTTGAGGTTGGTGAAGCCGTAGCCGGCCATCTCCATGTTCGTGACGCGCTGGATCGGCTGCACGCTTTCCAGATAGCGCGTATAGCCAATCGCATCCGCCACATAGAGGTCCGGGCTGTCCGTGCCGCGCGTGCATGCAATGGCGATATTGTTCAGCGACGTCAAGAACGCCGGCGGGTTAGCCGTGACCAGATTGGTGGCCGTTGCCATCGCCGAGGTCGCCGCCTGATTGCGCCAGAACGTGTTCGCGGCACGGTCGATGCCTCCGACCGTGCCCGTGGTCGGGACTGCCACGACATAGAGCTGCATGCCGCTCATCTGCTTGCCGCCGTAGCCCGTGCCGTCCGAATAAGCCGCCTGGGCAACCAAGTCCCGCAGCGACTTCTCGCTGTTGGCAATGCGCGACGCCACCAAGTTGATCGTGGCCAGCTCGCCTTGGTTTTTCAGCTTGTCGAGGCCGGACCACACAGCGGGGACATAAGCCTGTTTCCAGTCGAACTCAGCCGCCGAGAACGGCTCAAACAGATTGGCGTTGAGCATGTCGAGACCGGCATACCATCCGCCATTGGGGTTGAGGGCGACCTCAAGCTCCTGGACGATGGTGCGGCCACCATCGGCCATCTTCACCTTGCCCTTGCGACGCAGCCGGTCGAGCAGCGCCATGGTGCGCGTCGCATTGTCCGCCAGCTTGCCGGAGCGATTCCGCAGCGTGGTCGTGACAATGTCGTCAAAATTCGGGTTAGCCGGCAATGCCGCCTCCTGTCAGATCAGGAGGAGTGCGCCCTGAATGCGGCACGCACATCCGCCTCGATGTCATCGTGGCCCGAGGCGCGTGGAGCTTCCGTGACGGTTGCGCCGCTGATCCTCGAACCGCCCAGTGACCGTGACGCGGCGCGCGCTTTCGCGGCCTTGTCCGTGTCCACTTGGCGTCTACGATCCTGATCGGCTGCCGCCTGCTGTTCGATGAGCGCGCGGCGCGTTTGGGGATTCATGTAGACGGCCATGTCGTAGGCTGCCTGTAGGTCGGCGACCGGGTTCCCCGTAAGTGGCACTACGCGCCCCTGGAAAAGCCGCGCGATATCGGCTTCGACGTTGGCGTAGTAGATGTTCTTCGGATCGGCGGCAAAGCTGTCCACGGCAGACTTTAGCGTGGTTGCCTGAGCATTTCGATCTGCATCGGCGCGTTGTTGATGACCTTGCCGCAATTGCGCGACCTCGTCCAGCAATGGCTTGAGGTATGGCGTCAGCAATTCCCGCAATGCGCTGTCGTCGTCACCCTGCTGCGTCGCCTGAGGCTGCCCGCCGCCGTAGCGCGCGGCCAGCTCGCCAAACATGCGCGCCAGCTCGGCGGGAGATGCACCATAGCTCTCCGCCACCTGGGCAATGCCGCCGGTAAGGTCGCGCTGGAGCTCCTGGTCGAAGCCCAGATAATGGTCGAGCGCCCCCTTGATCGAGGTGCCCTTCGAGCGCGCCATCTCGGCATACGGCGCAAGGTCTTTGTAATCCGTCAACGCCTTGAGGCCGTTGGATACCTCGACCTCGCGCTTGCCGATCTCGGCGCGCACCTCGGAAGGCAGATTGGCCCATGCGGTCTTCGCGGCT